GGTCGTCCTTCTAATAAAGTTAAAGAGTTGATGGAATCAAAAGATATCTCCCGTGCAGAAGCTGAGAAGCTTGCAAAGAAAGAATCTTCTTCTAAAAAGAAACCTGTTAAGAAAAAAACAGCTAAGAAGAAAGCTGAACCAAAAAGAAGCAAGTCTGAACAGGGCGAGTTGGATCGTTTGATTAAACAACAGAAACGAGAAATGTCTGAAAGCAGTGGAGGCGAAACGCCTAGAGCAGGTGCAACCTCTGAAGAAAGACTTTCAATTAATGCTCCTGCAAGATCAAGAGAACTTCCTCCATCAAGAGATGATATGTCTACAGCACAACTTAGACGTATGGTAACGTCTGGTTTAGCAGGTATTGGAAATAAAGGTCAAGTTACTAATAAAGGAACCTACTCATCTGGTGCAGATGTAGGTCAAAGAATGATGCGAGGCGGTGATGGTAATGTTAATACTAAAGCTTTAGAAGATGAGTTACGAGAATTAGGTGGCTTTGAAGGACTTTTCAAAGGTGGAAAAGTTGGTAAGGGTAAAGGTAAGAGTATTGGCAAAGGGTGTGGCAAAGCCATGCGAGGTGCCGGTGCTGTTAGAAAAGATTAAGGGAGATATAAGATGAGAGGATTTATAAGAGCAGCGGCTAAAAATAAAGCTAAGAAAGCTGCTAAAAAAGACCAAGCTGATCTAGAACAACCTGCAGGTATTTTACCAGATGATGCGGATGCTGGAATGTCAAAGGGAAAAAAGGCAGCTTTTAAAGCAAATCAATTTGATAAAGCTTTAGAAAGAAAAGAAAAAGAATTAAAAAATGTATCTGCTCGTTTAAAAGAAGAATCTTCAAAAGGTTCTCCTATGAGCAAAAGTTCTGTTGATCAGATGTCAAAGTTATCTCAACAAAAATCACTCCTTAAAGCTGCTATTGCAGATATGAGAAAAAGAGGTGGTCCTAGAGCCGAGAAGTCTGAAGGAGGTAAGGTAGGAAAAACATTAAAATCAGTTTCTAGAAAGAATACAGGTCTATCTAAACTTCCTACACCTGTTCGTAATAAAATGGGATATAAGAAAAAAGGTGGTAAGGTTAGTAAACCTCTAGGCTGTGGAAAAGCGCAAAGAGGTTTTGGTAAAGGACCGTATAAGAAGTAAGGAATGTAAAATGGCTAAACTTTGTCCAAAAGGAAAAGCAGCAGCAAAAAGAAAGTTTGATGTTTATCCATCTGCTTATGCTAATATGTATGCGTCTGCAGTTTGTAGTGGCAAAGTAACTCCTGGTGGAAAGAAAAAGGTTGTTAAGAAGAAAAAAGGAGGCGGTCTTAGAGAATGGGTAGGCGAGAAGTGGGTAGACATAGGCGCTCCTAAAAAGAATGGTAAGTATCAACCTTGTGGTAGAAAGTCTACTAAAGAAAGTAAAAGAAAATATCCTAAGTGTGTACCACTTGCTAAAGCAAAAAGCATGACGGCTTCAGAAAAAAAATCTGCTGTTAAAAGAAAAAGAAGTAAACTTCAAGGTGTAGGAGGTAAACCTACGATGGTTAAAACTTTTAAATCTAAAGGTGGTTCAATTAAACCTAGAGGATGTGGAGTAGCTAAAAAAGGTTTTGGTAAAGCTATGAAAGGTAAATAGGTACAGAATGGCAGTAAGAACAAAAAAGAAAAGTGTACGCAAGGGTACAGGCATGAAAGGGATGACTATCGGTGGTGGTCATAAACGTCCTACTAAATCTGGTGCTGGTCTAACTGCTAAAGGAGTAGCTAAATACCGCAGACAAAATCCTGGTAGTAAACTTAAAACAGCCGTTACTGAATCTAAACCTACTGGTAAGAGAGCAACAAGACGTAAAAGTTACTGTGCTAGATCAGCAGGACAAATGAAAAAATTTCCTAAAGCAGCTAAGAATCCTAACTCAAGACTTAGGCAAGCTAGAAAAAGATGGAAGTGTTAAGTAGCATGGCTATTGGTAGATCAAATGTAGGACAGCAAATTACAAAGCCTCCTCAAAAGAAAAAGCGTAAGAAAAAAATTATATCTTATAAACGCAAAAAGGGATAAGTTAAATGGCGACTAGTGGAACATTTACGTTCAATTTAGATATTGATGACGTTATTCAAGAAGCGATGGAGATGATTGGTGGAGAGCAAACGCTAGGCCATGAACCCGCTTCTGCTCGTCGCTCTTTAAATCTAATGTTAAAAGATTGGCAGAATAGAGAAATTCTTTTATGGACAACAGAGACATCTGTTATTTCCCTTACAACTAGCACTACTGCATATCCTCTTAGTGATTCAACTATTGATACTCTTCAAGTTATATTAAATAGAGATAATACTGATCTTCCTTTATCTCGTATTTCTTATGAAGAGTATTTACAAGTTCCAAGAAAAGGACAGACAGGTAGACCAACACAGTTTACGGTAAAGAGAAACAGAGATAACCCAACTATATTCCTTTGGCCTATTCCTGAAAATTCAACAGACAAATTAAAAGTAGAAAAGATTAGCGAGTTTCAAGATATTAATAAATCTGCGGGACAGAACGCTGATATTTCTAAAAGATTTCTTCCTTGTTTAACAGCAGGTCTTGCTTATTATATGTCAATGAAAAGACCAAAAGTTGATCCAGGTAGAATATCTATGTTAAAACAAAACTATGAGGAACTTCTTGAACGAGCAAATGTTGAAGATAAAGAAAGAGCTAGTATGTATATTAGACCTAGACTTGGTTACATTTAGAGCGAGTCTTTAATATGGCAACAAATAAAAATGCTAAAGCAATTTGCGATACTTGTGGATTTCAATATCCTCTTAGAGTATTAAAAAAGAATAGTTATGGAATGATGGTTTGTCCAACTGATTGGGAAGGTCAGTATGATTTAAAAAACCATCCACAAAATAAAACACCTAATGTAAGAGATGACGAAACACTTCGTAATCCCAGACCCCCGTCTAATAATGATAGAAATATTGCTTGGCAAGCAGCGGATACTGAATGGGAAAATGAAACAACTGAATGGAATCAGGTTTAATGAGTACACTTACTGGAAATTTAATTGCAAACACATATAAACAACTCCTACAAGTTGGATCAGGTAATGATGGTTTAACCTCGACAGAACAATCTGTTCAAGATGGATCAGGAGAAAACTCAGCTTTAAAGTTAAGTAAAAGTGCTGTAGATGTTAATGGCACATTCAAACTTAATGGTGAAGCAATTACAGCCAATGCATCAGCTATTAATGCTATTACTGATCTTACAGGTATAACAGGTATTGTTGCAGTTAGTGGCGGTAATGCTTTAGGTAGAACACTAACTGCCGGAGCAGGTATTGCAATTACAAATGCTAATGGTACAGAAGGTAATCCAACTTTTGCTGTTAGCCTATCTGGTACTACGATTCATGTTGCTAAAGTTTCTGCATCTGCAGCAACGATTACAGGAATTGTTTCCGCTGCATTTTTTGTAGGAGATGGACGTAATCTAATAAATGTTCCATCAGCAGAAGGTGGTACTGTAAAACAAGTTGATGCTGGCACAGGTATTAAAATGACAGTTGGTGGGGCTGTATCTGGTTCTATTCCTGTTAGTGGAGTTATAGCTGTATCTGCTAATCAAAACTTTGGTACAGTTTCTGTTAGCACTGCTTTTGCAGCAACAGGGTCTGCAGTCTTTGGAATTTTAAGTGCTACTAATATTGATTCTGACGAACTATTAATGGCAGGAGTATCAGCCGCAAATGTAACAGAAGTTGCTGCTGTATCTGCTCTTACAAAAACTAATCTTAATGCTATCACAAGTATTAATTCTATTATAGGTGATGGTGGAAATTATGCTACCAGTGCAGAACTAGCAACCGTATCTGCTGCTTTAGCCACTAGTATTGCTACAGCTAATACAAGAATAACATCTGTTAGTGACTTCGCAGTTGCTCTCTCAGCTACAATGGCTACTAGTATTGGAACAGCTAATACTCGCATAACATCTGTAAGTGATTATGCAGTAGCTCTTTCAGCCACAATGGCTACTAGTATAGGAACTGCAAACACTCGTATAACTTCTGTTAGTGATTATGCAGTTGCTCTTTCAGCTACAATGGCTACCAGTATTGGAAATAGAACTGCTGCCATTACTTCTATCAATAGTGTTATTGGAGATGGTTCAGGTTTTGTAACACCTTCACAATTAGCTACTGTATCTGCTGCTCTTGCTACAAGCATTGGAACTGCAAACACTCGTATAACTTCTGTTAGTGATTATGCAGTTGCACTGTCTGCAACTTTGGCTACCAGTATTGGTAATAGAACAGGAGCTATAACATCTGTCAATACAGTTATTACAAATCTTTCTGCTACACTTGCAACCAGCATTGGAACAGCTAATACTCGCATAACTTCTGTTAGTGACTTTGCGGTAGCATTGTCTGCAACACTAGCAACAAGTGTTGGAACTAGATTAGCTATTGCTAGTAACCTTTCAGATTTAAATAATGCTAGTACGGCTAGAACAAATCTTGGAGTAGCAATTGGAAGTAATGTTGAAGCTTTTAATGCTGATATTTTAAAAGCAGATGAAGCTGATGAATTAACCGCTGGCTTTAGCGCTGCTGCTCATAGTGCGGGTACAAAGTCTAGCGGCACCTATACACCTGATGTTGACGATGGGAACTTCCAGTTTGCAACTAATGGAGGCGCTCACACATTAGGTGTTCCTGCTAAAAATTGTACGATGGTAATTTTATATAAAAATAATGCAAGTGCAGGAACTCTAACCACTTCTGGATATACCGTTACGGACGGAGATGATTTAACAACTACAAATGGGCATGAGTTCTTTTTATATATTACAAGAATAAATGATGGTTCAACTACATTTTCAATGCTAACCGTAAAGGCACTACAGTAACATGACTTTTCCACTACCTATAGTTCAAGGTGGTACTACAGTATTTTCTGGCGGAGCAACTGTTATTACACTTTCTTCTAATACAACTAATTATAATTTAGCTAATGACCTTACAAATAATTATAGTTGGGACGGGTCTACTGCTATTAATGTTACACTTAATATTAGTGCAGGTGTAAATATTAGAGCATCTGTAGCATCTACACCTGCTATTGCAGCCACATTAGTATCTGGTAGTAATCTAACTATAAATAACTCAGGAACTATAGCTGCTCATGGTGGGGTACAAGGTACTGGTGGTGGTGCTAATGGGGCTGGTGCCGCAGGTGCGGCTGGTGGTAACGCTATAGAATTGAGTAATCTAACTGGAATAATTAATAATGCTTCAGGAGCTAATATCGCTGGAGGAGGCGGTGGCGGTGGTGGAGGCGGCGGTGGTCGAGGCGGAGGA